CATCCATCATAGTGCTTTCATCTACCTCTTCTTGTTTATTTTTCCCCCTAATAAGGCCATCTGGCCCTAATAACTGAGGCATCATTCCAAGCATTCCAGAATCAGCTAATCCTAAATAATCGCCTGTCTTATATAGAGAATATGCAGGAGACATCATTCTCAAAAATCTTTCTGTAGAATCTATTTCCGTTGATCCGCCTTCATCAAAATTAGTTGTTCCGCCTTGTGCAGTATAAAGAACAGGCTCTGGGTTCATTAAGAAGTTTTGCATTCTGCTTGCCTCTTCTTCTTCCTGCATTCTTGCAAGGTCAGCGGCATATTGTTCTTGAGAGTCCATAATTGCTGTTGGAGCCATGCCCGCTGCTGTAGCCGCTAAAGATACTGGTTGAGATGCTCCAGTAGCTAAATAACCTAAACTTTCTCCTAGCGTAGGATTAGCAACTAGCGTAGGATTAGCAACAGCTCCTGAAAACCCTTTAATAGATTCACCTGCCGCTCCTACAGTCGGTGATATCTGACCAACACTTCCCATTGATCCAGGCCTAAATACTTGTGCTAAATTTTCAAAAGGAGTTCTAGCTGCTGCTGCCTTAATTCCTTCCTGAGTAGCTTGTGTTCCTACATTTTTTAACACTTCTTGTGTCGTGGTTGTCCCTACCGATCCTGCTGTTGTAGCCAAATCAGTTGCAGCTTTAGTAGCTTGTCCTGCTTGTGCTGCTGCTCCAGCACCTTGCAATGCAGAACCAATTCCATAACCTGTTACACCAGCAAGCAAACCTTTCTTAAAATCGCCTGTAGCTGCCCATTGAGCCAACCCAGAACCCAAGGCAGAACCTGCCAAACCTGTTAAAGCTCCGCCAGCAACACCGCCTAACCCTAACGCTGAAAATGCGGCTGGCCCTAAAAGTGATCCCAGAAGAGGTGCCAAAAACAAAAACGCTTCTGGCTGTCCTGTTTGCGGGTTTATCGTTACTGGAGCTACTTGAGCCAAACTTTCTACTTCTAAAGGATTAACATGCATTAACATAGTGTCGCCATAACGACCTTGAGCCGCTACGTTTTGCGTCTGTTGCTGAATGTTCATATCATCTTTCCTCTTTGGTTTCGCAGCCAAATACATTAAAGCTCATATCAACAGCACTGGTATAAACTTTAAGCACATCTGCTTGGTTCAAGGTGATTCCAATAACTATCGCAAGCGAGTCATTGGCTGCTACGGATTTATCATAATAAAGATACTGCTTGTCATCTGCTCCAGCCCCGGCAACATGAACACTTAACCTAAATGTTATTGCCGAGCCAGTTCTATTAGCAGCCACTATTGAACTAATAGTGGTTTGCGTCATATCAGGAACAGTGTATAAAACTGTAGTAGTAGTTGCGGCTGGGTCTAACTGTCCTAATACTTTTAAAGAATCAGACATGTTTTGCACCCATTAATAAAAACTGATGTCTTTTTATTGATTTAGAAGTAATACTTTCTTGCATATTTTGCATTCTGGTAATTTTTACATTTAAATCTTCTATAGACTGTTCCAGTATTCGTCTAGTGATAGCTTCATCATTTTCATCATATTCGCCATTTGGAATTGGCAATGCTATCGTTTTTAATTCAGCCACTATCTTTTACCATCTGGCCTTATCTCCAACCTTAAATCACCAGTTCGCCAGCCATATCTTGACCCTGTATTAGATATTCTTATTGCAGCATGTCTGCTTCTGGCTCTGGTATTACTAAATGTTGATTCGGGAGTAACATTTACTGTTTGCAATGTAGACAAACTTTCTAATGGATAGTTTCTACCTTTAATTGTGTAAGTAACAGTATCGCTTGTTGAGTATTGATCTCTAAATTCTACATCTGGTATTAGTTTAGAAATAAACATAAACCGCTCACCATCAGGATTTAAATCAAAATCACTGGATTCTATAAATGCAGTAAAATCACTTCCATCATTTGAGTGACCTTTTTCTTGGTTGTAAAGATAGTTATCATCTGATCCTGATGTCTTGCCAGCCGCTATTGGAAAATCTAAAGATGGAGCTTCTATCCATGCTGTTCTAACAAACCCATCATCAGTTGTTCCGATAGACCATGCATTTTCAAGATAATTAAACATCACATATCTATTTATTTCCGAGCTATCAGATGATGGATAAAACCAAATAACTTCGTTATTGCTTTCTATTGATGCCGCAAAACATTTAAATTGTTGGCCTAAATTTATATCGTTAAAAACATAATCTAAAACTGTGCAAGGAAGTCTTTGAGCAGAGCCTGAATACGAATAAAACCCGCCTCTATCCATAAAATAAACTTTATTATTTGCGCTGACTGCTGCATTTGGAGAAATTAAAGATGGGCCAGATGCTACTTCTATAAAAGAAAATATAAATGGCGCACCAACAAATCTCATGGATGTAATGCCTACATCAGTCCAGATAAGTATTTCTTGTCTAGTTTGTAATGCTCCTATTATTGTAGAGCCTTGAGATAACTGTGTCCCACCAGCTTGGTTTGTTGCAGTAGGAGTCCAATCAGTTGCGCTTTCTGTATCAGACCATCTTACAAACAAAGGATTAGCAGTCGTGCTTCCAATTATATTAGAACCAAAACATATGACATGCCTATCAACATCTGAGACCATGACCGACAAAGCAACAGTAGGCGCATTACTTGCTCCAGAAAGATCGGAAAGGGCTACTGCTCTTTGCGTAGCACCAGCACTTTCATCCCAGTAAAAAATGCCGCCGCCTCTAATATTTCCAATAAGATCATCGCCAAAATTATCCTGAGACCACAACCTAAGCTGACTAGATGCAGATATCGGGCTAACCGAACCAAAAGTTCCTTCACTCCATGTTCCAGCACCCCAACCAGTGCCTTTTACGAAAACATCTAATCCAATATTAATTTCATACGAACCGTCTACTCCAGAGCCTCCATTGCCTGAATCGCTAGAGTTTGCTGTAACTGCATTGCCATCAGTATCTTTTGCTATAATTTCATATGTATTAGTAGTTAAAACTTTATTAATTACATACTCTTGATTTAACACAGTAGCTGTAATATTTCCGCCCAAAGATACAGCTTCTGAAAATGTAACAGTATCTCCAGTTGCTGATCCATTAGATGAATCTGTAACAACAACAGTTGACGAACCATTTGTAGCTGAAAACGTAATGCTATTGGTAGACGTTTTTCTTATTGGAGTTATATTGTTGTAGTTACCACCTTGCTTTACATAGTATTTAAGATGAGTGCCTACTCCAACATAATCTGTTTGCCCTTCATCTCGATACGAATAAAGACTTCTACATGTTCCTTTAAAAGTATTAGTAGTGTTTTTTTCCCAGCCAGCTAATCTTTCTGGCCTACCTTTTCTAAATCTTATTTTATCTGAATTAAACCAGCCGCCCTCGTTGCTATAATTTGTTCCTTCCCGATTTATTCCAGGCTTAAAAACATATTTGGCTAATGGCATTTTAAACCTCGTACCAATTCTTACCTTGCCAAAGAAGCGATTCTGCTTCTCTACGTCTAATTAACCCATCAAGAACTTGCCCTCCAGCGCGGTTCCAACGCTTCATCTGTCTAGGAACCTCTTCTAAATTTCCAGCATTTAATTCTTTTAATAACGTAGATTCAGATAGGTTTGTAGGGCCAAGGTTGTATACCCAAGCAACTAAAGCATCGAATTGATTTTGCTCCAAATCTGTTTCTACATATTTTTTTACATAGTTTTCAAACTCAACTAAATCATCAGAAAGCATTTGTTCTGCTTCTTCTAATGTACAAGTATCACCATCAGAAACGCCAACAGTATGCCCGTAACCAATAGTCGGAACATTTGCGCTGCATCTATATGCTGTTAATTCACAACCTTCAAATGACTTAATCAGTGATATACCTTCTTTAGAAGTTTTTAAATCATCATTCATCACTAGAATCCCTTTCTTCATCCAAGCTTTTATAATATTCCACAATATTTAAAACCTGACGTAAATATCGTTTTACTTCTGCCATATTAAATGACAGGTTTTCATATCCTTTTGATGTCAAAGAATACCATACATTAGTTGGCGCATTGCCTTCTTCATAATCATTTAGATACTCCTGCATTAATTCTGCATTTAAAACAGTCCACTCAACAGGAACAGTATTAATTGAATCAGGTAAAACAGGATGATAAACAGGTGCTTTTTTAACAACAGTAACAACTTCTACAGGAGCAATCTCAGGAATATTTCTATTTGATCCAAATATTGAACAACCGCTAACCAGCAGAAGTATTAGTAACAGACTTAATTTCATCAAATTGATACGGATTGGTGATTGTTTCAAGATCATTTAGCACCTGCTTTGTGCCTTTGTTAATAATGTTTTCAATAAGTTTAGGCTTCCTGACTGACAGCACATCTAGCGAGTGCCGCGAAAACTTTTTTCTAATATCAATGACCTCATTTTGTGCTTCTATGTTTTCTTTTTGTAGTCGCTCTACTTGAGTTACCATCAATTTGTGATTTTTGATTGTTTCTTTTAAATTTTTATTTTGCTGGTCAATAGTATTTTCTAGTGTTTTTTGATTCTGAATAGACTGTTCTAACCTTATTTGAAACGCATCCATTTCAGCTTGTGACTTGTCATAATACATTTTAAAAGACCCTGCAAGAAGAACAAGGGCAACACCTAAACCAATACTTAATTTAAATCCCATTATTTAAAAATCAGTATGATCCCTCCTATTAAAATAAATGAACATAGCAAGCCGATTGCCGTAACGCCCATTATGACCCATATCTGATGGATCATCTTCTTTCTAGCAGCAGCCCTGGCTTTGATAGCTTCCATCTGCCTTTTATGATTAGCTTTCTGTCTAGCTTTAGCTTCATCCCATCTTTGCAACAAAGCTGGGTCGTGAATTACGAGCATGTCGTGAAGCGACTTTTCCCACTGATCGCGCCTATGCTTGATGCTCTCCAGTTTTAGCAATTCTTGAGATGACAGGTTATTGATAATCGAGTCTTTCTTTTCACGCTCAAAAGAATCAAGCGCATCAGAAAACCCCTGCATCAACTCAACTGCTTTCGCGGCTCCATCTCCAACTTCGTTTAGTTTGTTAATAGCGGTGCTGATGGTGCTAAGAATTGCACCAGCGGCGGCGACTGATTCTATAATCATGGTAAACCTCTAAGGTTTACGCGACATATAGGCTGTTGCGCCGAAATACAAGCCTATAATAGAAGCCTGACTAAGGAACAGCATATCACTCAGCGAGGACAAGGTTGATAAACGAGCTTCTGGTACAAACGGAAATAAAGGCAATAATGAATACAACACCATAGAAGACATGGCTACCCAAGCAATACGTCTTTGTGAATCTTGTTTTTCTTCTCTTAAATCTAATTCTAAC